CCACATAGGCGGTGCCGCGATAGGCGGGTGCATTGCCCGCACCTTCAACCGCCTCGATCTTAGGGTCGGGGAGTTGGGTTTGCGCGCCCGTGTAGACCCGCATGTTGAGGGTTGAGGCGTCAATCTCGGCCCCGTCGGCCCAGACGCGGCCCACGGCAGAGATCTCTCCCTCACACAGGGCCACGGCAAAGCTGACCGAATAGGAAAAGCTGGTGACGCGCGGGCTTGGTGCGCCTTTGCCCCCGCCCGAGGTGGAACGGTTTTCCAAAAAGCGCGTGGCCCAGATGATCTGGCCCGCCATCCGCACACGGCCAAAGGGGCGCGCGATGGCCGCCCCTTCAGAGGCACCCGTCAGGCGGAACCGTTCGATCCGGCCGGTTTCCACCGGGTCAGACCCCGCGCCCAACAGCCGCTGGTCGATGACCCGGCCCAGCGTGGCCCCGACAGCCCGACCGATCACCGCGCCCGAAAGCCCCAGAACCGTACCGCCAAACCCAGAGCCAATGGCCGCGCCTACAGCAGAGAGAAGAATCGTGGCCATTCAGTAAACTCCTTCGGGAAAGGCGAACCGCGCAGCGATCCGGCGGAACCAGGGATGGGACAGCGGGCTTTCGATCACCCCATGCCCGGTGTAGGCGTGGATAAAGCTGGGCTCTGCGCCCGCGCGGGCCGCGATGCCCAGATGTTTGGCGATGCTGCCCGCGCGCATCCGAAACAACAGCACCTCCCCCGGTTCGGGCTGGCCGGGGGCAAGCGGGCAAAGCCAGCGTTCCGCCGCAGCCCAAAGCTGTTCCTGCCGGTCAGGTTCAGCCCAATCGGGCGTATAGGCGGGGACCGCTTCGGGTTCGGCCCCGCAGGTGGCGCGCCAGACACCGCGCAAGAGGCCAAGGCAATCGGTGCCCGCGCCCCGGACACTTGCCTGATGCACATAGGGCGTGCCGATCCAGCCGCGGGCCTCAGTGATGATGCGGGCCTGATGCGGGGTCATTTGAACAGACTCCGCCCGTCATTGACGCTGGTTGAGGTGGGATAGGCCGCCAGCCAATCTTCACCCGGAATATGAGGAAAGCCCCGGAAATTATTGAAGTTGTTGAATTTAAGACGACATGTGTCTGCGCGCTTGTCGCAGCCCGCCTCCAGCCGTACGCGGTCGCCGGGGGTCAGGCCGCCGCCGATCTGCTGCCACAGCTCCACCAGTCGGCCCGCAGCATCGATCCGGTCATTCTTGATGATGCCGATGGCCCCTTTGGCGGACCCGGTCAGCACGCGAAGACGGCCCTTTTCGTACCAGCGATCCGCCGCGAGGGCGGGCACGCGCAGCAAGCGCTGGTCCTTGACCTCGGTCACGGCAAGGTCTTCGGAATAGCCCGGTCTGGCCAGATCAAAGCCGCAGGCGGCATCGCCCAGCACGGCGGCACAGGCGGTTTGAAAGCTGCGGCCATTGGGCTGATTCAGCGCCTCGGCGAGGCCCCGCAATTCCGCCTGAAACGCCCCTGCGGCGCGCGTCACCTCGCCCAGAGAGCCGCGAAACTGCAGCATCCTGTCCGAAGGATTGGCCCAGTTCACCTGCCAACTGCGCAGGGTAGCGCCGTCAAACCGCCCGGCCAGAATGTCGCTTTCCGTGATCGCAAGATCGGACAGAGCGCCCAGCGCCTCGGTATTGTCGACCGACAGACCGGTGCTTTGCTGCACGGCGCGCGCCGTCAGCCCGGAATTGGCCTTGAAGACCATCCCGTCGAACTGAAGATCGCCATCATGGTCGGTGAAACAGAATTGCACGCCGTCGGCCCGGTCAATCGCCCAGGCGCGGCAAACGTTGGTGGCTCCGGTTTCCAGATGGGTGAGCAGCCCTTCGCGCGCGCCCATCAGACCCGCAGCTCCACCACAGGCACGGTCGGCACATCGCCCGCCCGAAACGAGGCGACCGAGGTTTGGATGCGGTCGGTGTCAAAGCGCACCGGCACATCGAATTCGAAACCCGCCGTGATGACAGACCCCGGATCGGGCGGCGTGGGGAATGTGACAAGGCCCGTCGTCTCGTCAAAGGTGAATTCCAGCCCTTCGACCTTGGGCGTGCCGGAAATCGCAATCAGAACGGTCCCGCGCACGGGTTTGGTGATCGGGCGGACATAGTCTTGCGCACCCGAACGGTAGAGTTTCACCAGCGTAAAGATGCGCGTGGCCCCATCGCCATCGCCGATCACCTGATCCGTGGGCGAGACGGTTTGCGAGGCGAGGCAGGATTTGTAATCGGCCCAATCCTTCCAGCGAAAACCGAACAACTGGCCGCGCCGGGCCTCGAAAAATGCCAAAAGGGCCTCGACATAATCCAGACTGCGCAGGCCAAGGCCCGCGTCATAGCGGCGGCGCGAATGCGCCCATGGGGTGTTTCGCTCTTCATAGCCATTGGTGAGCGTGACGATTTCGGTGCGCCGTTCAGGCCCGCCGACCGAGCCGAAGCTGAGGTTCGCGGGAAAGCGGATGTCGTGGAAGGTCATGATCTGCGGCCCTTATCTGTTGCGTTGCCCACGGGCGAGCGCCCGCTGCGCCTGTGCGGCGATCTGGCTTTGGCTGCGCTGAAATCCGGCAGCATCGGGGGTCGAGATGTTCATCACCACGGTGACAGGGCGCGCGCCCTGCCCCGAAACCTGCACCCCCAGACGGCCATCAGCGCCGCGTGCCAGCGGCATGATCGCCTCGGCCCCGGCCTCTCCCATCAGGCCGGTGCCGCCGCGCATCGGAAATGCGGTCGGCGCGCTGATAACGCCGCCCTTGGCAAACGGCATCACCCTGCCTTGAGAGAAGGCGCCCCCGGTGGCAAAAGGCATCAGCCCGCTCAGCAAGGTATTCACGCCATTGGCAACCGCCCCGCCCAAGGCTGCCTGCACGGGTTTCATCGCGGTGTTATAGACGGTGTCGGCCATGGATTGCGCCACCCCGCGCAGAGCATCCGAAAGCTTCATCCCGTCGAAGACCAGCCCATCAAAGGCCCGCCGGAGCCCGCCGCCAATGCCGTTGGACAGCGTCGTCACCTCGCGGCTGGTGAAGACCATGCTGTCGCGCAGCCGGGCCAATTCGCCTTCAAAGGCGCTGACCATGCCCGGCATTCCGTCAAGCGTGACCTCCAATGCGGCGATCTGGTCTTCGAGGCTTTCGATGTCAGCCATGGGGGTTCTCCTTTTGGGGGGAAACAGTATCGGGTCGGGGGGAAGCGGCGTCGGGTCGGGGCGATGCGGTATCGGGGAAGGCACGGGCAAGGTCTTCCAGCCGCGCGCGGGTCAGGCTGGTAGGGACTGCCTGTTCGCCTAACATCACGCGCAATTCCTGCGGGGTAAGCCGCCAGAACTGCTTTGGGGTAAGGCGCAACCCGTAAAGCCCCACCCGCAAAAGCCCCGGCCAGTCCATTCCGTTCATTTTTGGCCGGGAGTGGCTGGGGTGGGAGTGGCTGGGGAGATGTTGGCCTGCATCGGGCTGCTCGCCCCTGGGGTGGCAAAGGCGCGGGCCAGAAGTTCGGCGGCGGCGCGCGCGGCCTCAACCGGGCCGCCGCCAATCTCCACGCAGCGCAGATCGGCGGCCGCACCTGCCCAGCCGCCCCCGCGCAGCCCGGCCACGATCAGGGCCAGCACATCGCGGCTGGTGAACCGGCCCTTTTCAAACCGCTCCACCAGATCCAGAAGGCTGGAGTCTGGCAGCGCCGTTTCCATCTCGGCCAAGGCACCAAGCGTCAGCTTGGCGACATGGGATTTGCCGTCGAGGATGATCGCGACCTCGCCCGCCCAAGGGTTTGCCATCAAAGCGCCGTGAAGCTGAGAGCCCCGGCGGACACGAGCGACAGCTCGTAGCTTGCCTCGCCATTGTGGCTGCCGGAATACTCGATCGAGGCGATCTGGAACGGTCCTTCGACAATTCCGAAATCAGGGATGATCACCTGAAAGCCCGGAACCTCGCCATCAAAGAAGATCTGGCGGGCGCGCTCATCCGTTGCGGCATCGCGGAACACACCAGAGCCGGAAATCGAGGCCGATTTCACCCCCGCCCCGGCCAGCAATTCGCGCCAGCCCCCAATGCTTTCCAGACTGGTCACATCGACCTGTTCGGCGTTGAAGCTGATCCGCGAGGCGCGCAGCCCCGCGATGGTTTCAAAGGTGGCATCGCCGGACATATCCAGCTTGATCAAAAGGTCTTTGCCGCTTTGTACTGCCATGGGAAATCTCCGTTTCTGGTTGCTGTGGTCCTGTGTCAGGACGGGTTTTGAGAGGGCACGCGCAGGCGTCAGTCCTGCACGCGGGCCCGAAAGCTGAGGTCGATGCGCCGGATGTCGCCTTCATCCATCCGCTTTGCTGCGGCCCGCAGAAACGTCAGGCTGATCAAACGGCCCCGGCTAAGCGGGCCAGAGGCCCCCAAAAGCGCATCCGACACCGCCACCGCCGCGGCCTTTGCCGCCTGAAAGCCTGACGCATCCGAAATAATCGAGATCACAAGCCGATGTTCCGCCCCGTGGCCGGTTTTGTCGGATTGATCGCGCACATCTTCGGGGCCGAGCAGGATGAACGTGCCCTGCCCCGCGCCGGGTGGCAGCGCGTCCAGCACCGGGATATTGGCCAGCGCGGGCGCCGCGTTCAGCCGCTGATAGATCGCCTCTTGCAAGGCGGTTGCGATGGCGTAGCTCATGCCGGGATCTCCTCTCGGGCAAAGCAGATCAAGTAGCGGCCCGCCGGGTCGCGTTCGGTGACAGCAAGGATCGCAAAGATCCGTGCCCCATCGCGCAGCCGTTGGCCGACCTTGGGGCGGGACGCAGCCCCTTGTGGCGCGCCCCGCAGGGTGATGCGAAACGGGATCGCGGAAAGCGAGGCCTCCTCGCTGGCGGTTTCGCGGCCTGATCCGGGGATGATTTCAGCCCAGACGGTGCCAAGGGCGGCCCAGCTTTCAGCAAATCCACCCATCCCGTCAGGGGTCTGGAGCGGGGCCTCCAGGGTCAGCGGGCGCGCAAGATGAACCGGTTTCATGCCGTCCCCCCGCCCAGAACCCGGACTGTGCGCCAGCGTTCGATCAGGGTGACGACCGCATGGGGCAGCCCTTGGGCCTGACGCGCGCCGCTGTCGTGGCGGGTCTCGTAATACTCGGCCGCAAGCCGCAAGACGGCAAGCGCCAGATCGGCGGGAACATCGGCCCAATCCGGGCCAAAACCGGCGGTAAAGGTAATCTCGATCTGGCCGCCGCTGGGGGGCAGGGGCAAGGCGCTTGCGCTGGCCTCCAGCCGGGGGCGGTGCGTGTCGGGCACAAGACGATACAGGTTTGGCGGCAGGGTTTCAGCCTCGCCATCCGGGCGACGCAAGACCAGCGCAAGGATCGCGGTCACGGGGGCCACGGGCAAGGCCTGCGCCTGCGCGCCGCGCCAATCCGACAGAACCCATTTGAAATCTCGCGAAATCAACGATTTGCCGATCCGGCCTTCAATGGCGGCAAGGGCGGCCCGCAGATAATCGGCCAAAAGATCCTCTTGCAGGGCGGCATCCGCAAATCCGGTTCCCAGCCGCAAATGATCCCTGAGCGCTTGCACCGGCAAGGCCGCGACCGGCACTTGGCCCAATTCTGTCAACATCATCTTGTCTTCTCCATCCGGCGGGGTTTGGGGGTGGGCGTGCATGGCCTTGCCGCTCGGGCAGCAGGAACGCTAGACAACAAGGCCGGGGGGGACCCCCTGCGATGCACGCCCTGGCCTCGCCCCCCAAACAAGGGGGGCGGGACGTTGGCTATCGCACTTAGGACAGCGCGAATTTCAGCAGTTTGATCGCCGCGAAATCGCTGACATCGCCGCCCACGCGCTTGGTCGCATAGAACAGCACATGCGGCTTGGCCGAGAAGGGGTCGCGCATGACACGTAGATCGGGGCG